CTCACATGAGGTTGGCAACCTTAACTCTTCTGTAGTAAACATTAGAGTTGGTTGTGATATTGTCTGGAGCAGTAGCAACTGTACCACCCTTAGCAAATGGGTTGGCAACGATACCATAACGAGTCTTAAATCCAATTTTTGGCTGGAATGTCTGCTCACCAACAGCACGAACCATCTGGAGAGGAACATATGGGCAATAGAAGAGACCAGCATCATATGGGCTGGAACCCTTATATCCTACAACATAGAACTGGTTAGGAGCAACATTTGCCGAATATGGGTCAATGTATACTCTATACTTGCCTTGGAGAACACCAGCAAAGGTGTTACCAGTGTCATCAACCTGGAGATTAGCATTGAGTGCAGGGGTGTAATCAAGAACACCTGCCATGGTGAGTGCCGAAGCAACATCAGCCGAGCAGAGGATCATGTTACCCTTTCCTCTACGAGTTTGCTGTGCAATTGCGTTTGCATCGCGCTCGATTTGGAAGATAAGACCCTTGAACTTCTCAACTGACCAACGACCGTTGGAGTCAACATCGAGGTCAAAAGTACCTTGAGTTGCGGTGTTGACCTGAGCACCAGGAACAGCAACCTTATAGATGGTACGAATGATTTCTCTGTTGATTTCAGCAAGAATCTCAGTGCTGAGAATGTTGGCAAGTTCTGCCTCAGCATTCAGACCATGAATTGCCTTCAGGTCTTGTGCGAGTTCAAGCGAATACTCTGCCTTCAGAGCTCTTGATTTGGCGGTGACGGTAAGTTTCTCAATCGAGAATGCCATCTCGTTGAAATAAGTTCCGCTGCCACCATCACCCAGTGATTCCGACTCCGCAGTGGACATACCCTGTCCAACATTATACTGGTTAGCACCAGCAGCGGCATTGGTTGACTGATCAGTTGGGCTGAGAATTGATGGGTTTGTACCACCTTGTGCAGTGCTTCCTAAACCAACAGCACCATCAACCCAACCATCGGTGTTGCTGAGATCTTTATTTTGTCCAGAGAATGCACTGTTAACCTCATTGTAGAAGGCCTCAGTTCCAGTCATTCCATTGTAACGCGAACGCATTGCGAAGATAAGTCCAGTTGGACCATTCATTGGTTGAACGCCGCAGAGGTCATAAGCGACCAGATTAGGCATCGAACGACGAATCAGTGAAATCAGTACTGGATCGAAACCTGCAACAGGTGATCCGGTACCTGCTCCACTACCTACATAACCGTTCTGAACTCCGGCGGTTGCAAAAGATTGTGTTGGAGCTTCCGAAAGGAATGAACGCTCTTCACGAAGTTCTCTTTCTTGGTTTTCTAACAGGATAGCAGTTACCGCTCTACGATGTGAATCTTTGATTTGATCCATTCCTTGATAATCAAGGATCGGTGCCCACTTCTCCTGCAGATATTCTGCATTGTACATCTGCATTTGATTTTTACCTCTTTTTTAAAAAAGTTTTAGTTTGACTTATCATCTAAAAATCACTTTTTAACAACTCTACTCAGAGTGCGAAGATACGCTTCCATTGCGGGCGAAACTGATTCAATTTCACCGCCATTGGAAGATTCTTCCATTAAATATTCTGAGTCATTTCTTTGAGTACCAGTATTAGTTGAGAAATAAGATTCTCTCAGAGTTACCAGTTTCTCACGATAGTTTTCTTCACTATCAAACTCAACATTTTCGGCAAGAGAAGCGAGTTTGTCTTTCTGAGAAAGTGCAAGACCCTCAGCGACATCTGCAAAAATTACATCAGCAACGGACTCTGCCAATCTTTTATTTAGAGCAACATTTCTTTCGATTTGCTCGTTGAGTTTTGCTTCCATTTCATCAAGTTTATCTACCATACTCTCGATTACATCATATCTATCTTCAGGGATTGAAACATAATGATCTTCAAAAAGTTGCTTCATTCCAACAAGGAATGATTCTGTCATTTCGGTTCTAAGACCGTGCTCAACTGCGAGTGCATTCTCTTGAATCCACTCATCGGCAACATACTCAAGATATGCATCAAGTCTTTCGGTGAGTTCTTCTTTGATGAACTCAACTTCTTCAATGAGTGCCTTCTCATAAGTTTCTTGAAGATTCTCTTTAATCTCAGAAACTTTTGAACGAATTGCAGCTCAAAAATAGTGCGGGCCTTTTCTTGGAATTCTTCCGAAAGATCCTCACCAGCAAGAAGAGCATTGACATCTTCTTCAATATCAAAATCTTCTTCTACTACCTCCTCACCTTCTTCTTCCTCTTCTTCTTCCCCTTCACCTTCTTCAAATTCGGATACTACATCA